TGGTTTTGCAGCACCAGATTTAGATTGTTGACCAGGATCTGCTTTCTTTTTGCGACGAGCAGCAGATAATCTTTCTGCCTTTGTCATACTTGCTCTCTTTGCAGAAGAGACGCATTTAGGTGTTCCTTCACCAGGTTCATCACTCGCACAGGTTCCACCCGTAACGACGTTGACCCAACCACCTTTTCCATCTTTGGATTTGGAACCCTTAAACCATTTATGTAGTGATCCTTCACTCATTCCTCCTCCACCGTTGCCACCGCCGTTGCCACCACCATTTCCGTTACCACCATTGCCATTACCATTTCCATTACCATTTCCGTTACTTCCATTACCATTTTTCTTTTTACCATTACTGTCATCATCATCTTTTTCTTGGCGTAAATAACCACCATAACCGATGCGATAACCCTTTGGAATTGGCTTACACTTCTTGTCAGTGTTGCAATAATAGTATCCAGATTTACACTTTTTCATTCTTTGGATTCGGTGCCTCTTTATTATTTAGAAAACCTTTTTTCAGCATTTTTGATAACTCTGAAGTAGAACCAACAAATAAGGCATTATTTGTAACATTATTTGTTGTTTTATTTGCATCTTCCTCAACCTCTTTGACTTTCTTTTGTAAGTCCATGAGTTTATCAGTCGTGTCTGCAACTGATTTAATTAATTGTCCTGCAACTTCATATGCCCTTGGACTTGCAGTTTCACCAGCAACCTCCATGATCCCGTTAATTGCTTCTTGTCCTTTCTCAATTAGAGAATATAAATTACCTCTCGTATAATCATAATCTTTTCCAACATCCTGCCCTTCAATTTTTTTAATTTGATTTTTCTTTTTAGAAACAACATCCTCTGGTGTTGGAATAATTTCGGACTTTACATTTAAAGCCTCGTCAATGGGATCATAGTTAGTCATTAGATGTCAGTTTGCCTTGTGGGACTGTAAGATTTAGAATCTGAGAAGAATGATGTAGTTTCACTGAATCCAAAATCATCATCTGGACCAGCATCCACTGGATCAGGTGTGACAGTATACCTTACTTCACGTTTAGCATTTTGAGTATCAGTGTTTGCAGCATAATCAACCTGAACTTTTTTAATAAGACCCTCTGAAGATTCAGCAACAGGTCCAAACAGATATGTCTTTGCTGTAAATCCTAGAGTGTATATAAGTGCTCTTCTTGTAGAAAAATCACCCTCATAATCATCCTGAAAATTTATACTATCTAAAACTATTGGTATATCTCTTTTCTCTCCAATTGATTTAACTAAATCTACAGTTAAATTAAAAGATGGTTGAAAATATGGTAGTATCTGTTCAATGATTTGTAAGGCATCATCATTTAACTTGGCAAGAATATTCAATTCGAATCCAATATTATATGGAACAGGCATGAAAACTTTTTTTATATTTGTTCCATCAGAAGCCTTAAATGTCTGAGTAATTCCAGTTTTTCTTGAAGAGTCATAACTTACATTATTCATTTCAAATGACATTCGAGGGAGAGTAATTCCAACTGGTTTATTTAAATCTGCCTGTTGTTCAAGTCTTGCAAGAAATTTTTGTGAAGGTCCATATGCCAAGGGAACTTTCAGTTCACTGTAAGTATTACCTGAATTATCATCATGACGAATACTAATGGCATTAAATAATGTCCCAAAAGAAACAATTGTCTTTCTAATTATTTCGTGATAGTAATAAGTTCCTAACATTAAAATGTACCAAATGGATTATTTTCTGAAAAGTCAATGATGTCATCAGCTTCACTTTCGATTTCATCACTCTTATCGTATTTATCCGCAAATTCTGCAGACTCTATAAAGTCAACAGTATAAGATGCAGAAGAATCTGCTCCAGTTATCACATCACCAGAAACAAATGTACCATTAGTTGTGCCTAATTTTAATACATTAGTAGTGACATTCCAAGACTTAACTCTTCCAGTTGCACTAGATTTAGATCCAGTAACAACCTCATTAAATTTAAATGTTCCAATACCAGTAATCACTGGTGGTGCTGAAACTGTTGCAATGCCAGTTCCACTAGTATATCCAATACCAGCGTCAGAAATTAATACATCTGTGACTGTATTTGCAGCACTCACCAGAACTCTTCCTGTAGCAGTTCCTATTCCTGAAGTAGGAGTCGTGAAGAATAAATTTGGAGATGTAGGATATCCATCCCCACCTGATGTAATTGTAACAGTTCCAATACCAGCGTCATTTGTGACAACTAATGCAGTTGCAGCAGCACCAACACCGTAAGATGTGCTTCCAACTCCTAACACCGTTGATGCAGCACTTACGATTGTGACAGTAGGAGATGCAGTATATCCAGCACCAGGATTTGTAATTAATATTTCTTTAACTGAATTTACTCCATTTATAGATGTCGTAATCGCAACAGCAGTGGCATTTGTGCCTCCAGTGGGTGCAGTTCCAATTGCTACAGTTGGTGTTTTTGTATAATCATATCCGTCCTCATTTAAAAATATTTTTCTTACATATCCAGTCGTTGTTGTAATACCTAAAGTTGCTGTTGATCCAATTGATATTAGTTTAAGTGATGTAATATATCCCTGATCGACAAGAGCATCATCAATTTCATCTGTAGTGGTACTGAGTTGATTCCAACCACCCATTTCATCTTCAAGTTCAAATAGTTCACAACGAAGTTCGTAGACATAATTTTTACCTAATTGGTAAAAAGGTTTTTCATGTTCTACAAATTTTATTTCAAAAATTCTTCTACCTAAAGGAAAATAAATTAAATCTCCTTCACTTGGTCTACTTGTAACTTCAATTTCTCCCTCTGGTAAACCTTCTAAAAATGGTGAGATAAAATCTTCAAACCGTTCTTTTGATATTGTAACTATAAGTTCATCTTTTAAACTCATTCCAAATTTAGTCATAATATCACCTGCACCACCATATCCATCAAATGTGTTTACATACGCTTCTATTGCAAAATTATCACCAAATTTTGATGACTGTATCTCAGTAAAAATACTATCTTTATTAACTATTCTACGTGGTAAATATATTACCTCAACACCATAAATTTTTAACTGTTCATTGATTAAATCTTGAACGAGTCTTTGTTCACTTTGTGATCCTTGTAGAAAAAAGGGATTTAATGCCATTATTCACTATCCTATAAAATCAAGAGGTGGTGTTTCATATTCAGATACGAGTCTTCCTCTTATATTTTCAATTTCTCTCTCAGCATCATCATAAATTTGTCTACCATTCATCTCTAAACCACCAGGTAATTTAACTCCTTGGAACTTAATTAAATTTTGACCCCACTGTCTTTTAACTAATGCGGTTAAATATAATTTTAAGAAACTATCATTGTAAATACCAGTAAAATTATTAGGATCTAAAATTCGATCACATTGAATTACTAAAAACGTTCCAGCTTCTTGTGCAGCCCAATCAATATCTAGATATAATCTATTTTGTCTCTTGTTAAATCTTATTTGTTTATCTGTCGTTAATAGGAAATCTATATCTTCCAGATATCTCTTTGTCATGGAATATTGTAAAAGATTCACCGCATTGAAATAGTATAAGTCATTTAAAAATAACTGATATTTAATACTAAACATTCCACCAGATATTGAACTTGTATCAAATTTAAATATTCTATCAATTCCAACAACTGAATCTGGTACCTGTATAAAGTTAGATGTTTCGTAAAAATTAGAAGTAACTGTTCCTAAACCACTTACACTTGTAGAATTTCCAGTAGTAGTAACAATTCCAACTCCTGATGTTCCTGATGCTTTTCCACGATCTATATCCTCTTGAGTTAATTCATACTTAAGATACATTCTCTCAATTCCATCAAAATGTCTTTCTCCAAACAACTGAAGAGCATCATCAACTAGATCATCTACTTGATCATCATCCACGTTGATTTCTAATACTGGTGCACCTAACTTGCGAAAACAGTAATCAATTAATTCTTGTCTAGTACTTGGTTTAGCCATTAAAATGCACCTCCATCGATTAATCCAGCAGTAAGTGTTCCATCTACAAAAACATTATTAGCAAATGTTGCTATCGCACCAAATGTTGCAATACCAGCACTAACAATAAGTCCTCCAGTATTGATTATCACACCTGATCTAGCAGTGATAATACCAATAGAATCAACGTTAGTAACATCTTCATAAGTAAGTGTTCCTGCGATGGAAACATTTCCTTTAAATTCAGAGTCACCAACAAAAGTAGATATTCCTGTGATATTTAGAGCTGAACTTTGAATTCTACCAAGATCAATATTTCCTTTAACAGAAAAATCACCACCTACGAATAAATCATTATTTGTAGTTACTATTCCTACAAATGTTGATAATCCCGTTACATTTAAATTAGATATATTTAAAGATGCTGAAGGAGAAAAATTTAACGCTGTTAATGCAGTGGTAGCTGTTCCTGTAACATCACCTGTCAAAGGTCCTACAAATGATGATGCGGTAATAATTCCTGAAGATACAACATTTGATAAAGTTGATATCCCTAATACATTTAACTGAGATACCGAAGCGATACCACCTATAACATTTCTAGATGTTACAGATTCTATTGAACCACCACCAGCACTAGCTAGTATTTTTATTGCATCAGACTGTCCAACCCTAACTTTGATAGGCATTATCGAGTTACTCCCTCCCTTACAAGAACAGAACCTTCTACGACTCTTGTTGCTTCACCCGCCGCAGTTGTTATCACAATATCGTATAGATATCGACCTGGTTTTGTAATAGCAGCTGTTTGAGTAGATGTTAGTGAAACTTGCAATTTTCCTTCAGAGGCATTAACGACTGCTGTCGTAAAATCTGTCTTTGAACTACTACCAGCATGTTTACGAAACTGAGCAGCTATGCTATATCCACTTAAATTCAAAGGACCAGAATCATCACTCTCCACCAAACTAAATTCTTGATTGAAAGTGGCTCCCTGATTAATAATTAAATTTGAAACATATACAGCTGCCATCTATTTAAATAATATTTGCTAATTATATTTATGAGTTATTGTTACCCTCAATCAAAATCTTAAGTAACGACTTGATCTCATCAATATCTTTTTTCATGTTTTGTATCTCTTCTTTTTGATTTTTTCTCAACTTTTGGGATTTAACATACTGATTATACCCAACATCATCACAATTTATAATTGCACCTGTTTTTTCATCTCTGAATAAATGTGGGTATCCTTCAACTTTAATCATTACTTAACAGCAATTGCCCTCAATTCTTTAATTCTAGGTGGTAGAGCCTGATTCGTTCCAGACATTACAATTTTGATAGAAAATCCTATAAATTCAGGTAGGTTATCAGCAGTAAATTGATATTCTTTAAATTGATTATCTAAACTTGGTGTAACTATCGTATCAGGTCTACCATCATTTTTGGATTCATCATCTACAATGAAACCATCATTATTTGTCTTTGTGGTATTTTTAAAACCAGGAAATAGTTCAAATGATTGTTCAACTTCATTAGAATCTGGTCTAACTAAACTATAAAGAACTCTAAAGTCTGATGATTCAGGTCTAAATGCACTTAATATTACTTTTAATGATGTTGCAGGATTTTTAAGATCCACTCTATTACTTATGTAAATTGCAGAATGAGGATCATCATTTACTGAATTTACACGACCATCACTATCATAATTTTCCAAATTAACTGGTCTATCCAATCTATGACTTATAAACTCAGTCTCTGATCCACTGGTTAATAATATTATGGGTGATAGGTTTTCATCATTTGAACTTAAATTAAGAATAGTTGTAAATGATTTATTTGATGGTAGACCACTTAATTGTTGATTTTCATTTATCTTTGATGCAACTAATCTAACATCATCAAATGAATTAATGGTATTAAGTTGAACACTTTCAAATCCATTATCTAAGAACGATATTTCATTTCCACTTGCACTTGTACCAGAAACACTTCTAATTGATGCCTGTATGCCCGTTGTAGCACCCTCTACACCAGTAGGTGTCAATACATCATATCTTGGAACTATGGCACTGTAAAGTAAGTTCTGGGTCATTTTTACATTTGATCCACCTAAAAATTCATCACGAGTGAATGATAATTGAGGAGAAGTAGCAGTATCAGTAGATCTATCTGTTCCATTTTTAGATCTATCAAAGGTTACGTGATAAGTATCAAGATCTATAGGTTGTCTAGGATAACCAACTACTGAAAGACCTGTTGTATCAGTTGTCTCTAATCTTCTTATGGATACTCCAGATATCTCATGTTTTCTAATCACTGAATTAATTGAATGATCTATTACAACTGTATCATCAACACCTCTTTGACTATTACCAATGTTTAATACACCTGTTCCTACAGACTCATACCCAATTATTTCACTTCCTATTTTAACATATCCAGTGTTTGCAGCTCCGACTGCTATTCCTTCAAAATTAGTAAATTGTGCCGTTGATGCAACACTAATAATTGATGTTTCCGTTTTACTTAATTCTGCAGTTATTACAGTTGGTTCTACATCAGATTCAATATCACTAATTTTTACTTTGTTAGATGTTGAATGCATTCCATGATTAAAATGATCGACAAACAGTACATTACCTGCATGTGCTCCACCATCAAATGCAACAGCACCAGTGCGAATAGCACCCGTGGCACCCATCGCTACAGCAGTTCCAGCATTATCAAAATATTTAATTTGAGTTCCATCTTGGAATCCGTTTGAACCATTATCAGCCTGTATATTTGTTAGGAATAATGTATCAATACCATCTATAGTTGCAATTGTTATCTGAGCACCCTCACCCTGTCCTCCTGCGGATTCATTAACAGTTGAAGTTACAATACCAACCACATCCCCAACTTGATATCCATTTCCTTTTACAACTGGAGTTGCACTAACTAAAGCACCACCAGACGCTTGTACATTTAATGTTAATCCACTTCCCCTACCAGTTATCGTAAAGGTACTAACATTAGTATCTGTAGCATAATTAGTTCCTCCTGTGGTAATATTAGTTGTTAACGCAGAACAACCAACACCTGTGATTACAGCAGTGCTTGTATTTTGACCTCCACAAATTTTTCTACCTGCTGAAAGTAATGATCCCATCCCTTGGTTTGTGGTTATACCTATTGATCCTGTTTTTGAAAGAGTAAATAAGGGATTATCTATCATTGAATTTTCATAACCATTACTTTCATCCAAATCAGGATTATGAAAGAATGCTGAACCTGATTGTGACGTGAATTTAGCTTTATATAATTTAAAGGTTATATCTTGATGTTGGTCTTCAGTCCAAAGAGCACCATTTTGTGATTTAAATATTGAACCAGCACCATACTGAGTTGAATATATTATAGATGAACCAGGATTTGCTCCTGTAATTGTTGATGGATTTACGGCAGTACCACCATGTCTTCCTGTCCAGACATTGTATGCAACACTTCGTGGTGCAAGTAATACAAAAGAATAAGATCTACCTGCTTCCAGATAAATTGGTTCAGGAAAAGTAAATTTGGTTGCTTTACTTGCCTCATTTGGATCAGCTTCAATGAGTGTAACTTCATTTCCATTAGCATCAGTGCCTTTTGGTTTAAGAGTCCTGCTTCTTCCAATAACTTCCATTGATGGTCTAGCATCTGCAATAGTTGATCTTATTTCACATCTTATTGGAGAATTTGCCACAGTATCCACTGTTGCAAAATAAACTTCAACTGCAGTTATAAAAGCACCATTTTTATCTTTATTAGCATCTTGAGCACTTGGTGCTTCTACGTTACCACCAACTATAAATGTTTGTGCAAGAGGATCACCATGTCTTCTGTTTCTGCCTCGTCTTCTACCAGTAATAACAAAATTTGTAGTGTTGACTCTTGTTGTAACTGTAGTCTGCCATTCTTCAACTGTTCCGCTAGAATCATATTCTGACTCTGCAGTTATGAGTCCAAATTTTTGTGTTGGTTCTATATTTTCATTCGTAGGACTTGTTGTGACTTTAAATTCTTTTACACCTGTTTGTATTTTAACTGGTGGTGCTGGTTCCATATGTGGATTACGAATAAAACATGAACCAATCACTTCACCATAAGCATCGGTAATTAATCTTATATCTTTCACGTATGAAGTGGCACCACTTTCTTGACCAACTAGTTGTGTATTTTTTGTGACATAACCAAAATACTTACCTTGTGCTTCCTCAGACAATGCTTTTGTATCAACATTTAAAACTGTTGATGATTGACTATAATTAGAAGATATTTCTGTTAGACCTGAAGTATAAGGATTACTAAAATATGTTTCTGATGGATTATTATATTTTCCAGATTTATGATCTGGTTGACATAATCTAAATTTCATAATTACATTACCCTCTTCATTGAGAGCATGA